CCGTACCAAGTGCGGCCGACAAACACCCTTTCGGTCTTAGCGGTCACCGGGTCTGCCTCAATGGCCTTGAGGGTCGCGTTGTATGCCTCCAGATCCTTCTGGTACTTGGCACGCGCTGCCTCATAGGCAGGCATGTCCTGCGTCTGGTAGCGAGACATGGCCGCCTCGAAGGGGGCCAGCTGCTCAGCCGCGCTCTGGCGGTAGGTGCCAAATGCCTTTTGGTACTCGGCAGTGACGCTGTCCACGCCGCTGCGGAACTGAGCCGCCAAGCGCTCAATGTCCGAAGTGGAGCGGCGAGCCAGCTGTGCTTGTTTGAACTGGGGCAGGGCGGCCATTATTGAATCCTCATGCCAGCGCCGAGCTCGGGCGACATCACTCCAAGCTCTGCATCGGGACGAACATCGGAGAGCAGCGAGCGGCGGCCACCACGGGTGCGAGCCTTGAGCGCGGATGCCTCCTGCGAGGCGGCCTTACGGCGCTCCTCCTCGGCAGTGCGCTGAACCTCTTCGGCCTTGCGCTGCATCTCGGCCTTGTTTGACTCGTACTGCATCGAGGCCAGGCTGAATTGATCGCGTGCGGTCTTGGCCTGCGCCTCGAGCGATGCGGCCTGCTGCGAATACGCCTGCGTCTGCTTGGCGAGCTCGGCACGCATGGCGGCCTGGTCGGCTGCCTGCTGCGCCAGCGCCGTGCGCTGCTGGTCAGCGGCTTGCTGTGCTGTCTTGCGTGCCTGGTTGGCGCTGTATGCGCTACCCACCAGCACTGCACCTGCGATCCATAGTGGCATGGTTAACTCCTGATCAGAACTTCGTCGATGTGATCCGGGTCTGTCTCTTCCGTGGCATGGATGCAGAACCAGACGATGTCGGTGAGCGCGACGATTTCGTGGTGCTTGCCGGCGGCGATGTTGATGCACGCCGGGGCCTTGTACGCAGTCGTCACCCCGTCGACCTCGACCGTGGCCTCGCCGCTGGCCAGGATGCTCATGTGGTCATACGCATGCGCGTGACTCACCGCAAAGTGGCCGGCAGGCATCACCATCTGCTTGGCGTACAGCCCAGCCGAGAAGTGATGCACCACGCCCAGGTCGATGTCGATACTCATGCCAAGCGATTCTATTGGGTATTGGACAGCGTGCAACTGCAGCGATACCGTCGCGGTATCAGAACACCTCGAAGTCGGTTTTGGCCACCACGATGCCGGGGGCCTTGGCCCCGTGTGACAGGGTGCGGGTCATGCGGTTGTACTCGCCGCCGCCCAGCATCAGGTATCCAAACGAGTCGCCAATGTGCGAGTGCTCGTTTTTATTGGGGGCATCCCTGAATCGCTCCTGGCCAGATCCGACGGATACTCGCTTGAAGTGGTATCCGCCGCCCAGGGCTTTGCGGAGGAGCTTGCACGCCCTGTTGACGATGAGGCCGGGCTTGCCGTTGATCAGTCGCTGCATGGGCATGGCCGCTGCCTCGCGGCGCACCTTGAAGTCGTTGGACGCGGTGGGCTGGGCACGCAGGCCGAGGGTTCGCAGGAAGTCGAAGGACGTCACCTCGTAGATCGCATCCCTGGCCATACCAGCCGGGTCGCCCCACAGCAGCACCTGGTGGTTGGGGTAGCGCTGGTTGAGGCGGGCCAGCAGTTCGGTGCCGAAGCGCTCGAGGCCCATGTCGAAGGTGACGATCTCCTCATGGATCACCCAGCGGCCGTTGGACAGGCGCTGGCCAATGGTGGCCGCAGGGGTCAGACCGAAGTCGAGGCCCACCTGGATGGGCACCGTGGGGTCGACCTCGGTGTCGCCAGACATGGTGGCGTCGTCGTATTCGGGCCACACAGGGCGGCCCTCCTGGACGTAGGTGTACAGGCCGCCGGCGTAGCACCTGATCCAGTCGATGTTCTTGCCCAGCAGCATCTGCTGGTAGTAGCCGGCCGGCAGGTTGCCGATGTTCTCGGCCTTGGGGTTGAGCTTCCACCACTTGCTCGCGGCGAAGATGTGGTCGTTGGCCTCGGGGTTCTCGGGCAGGTCGCCACCGTCCACCTCGACCACGCCGCCAGGCTGCTTCCAGAACTTCCAGGCGTAGGGGCCGGTCATCTTCTCCTTCTCGGCCATGTTGTGCCACCAGTGGTCATCGTCCATGGGGTTGGTGTCCATGATGATGCCGTGCCACGTCGCGCCGCCGTCGCGCTTGGTCGGGTAGCGGCCGACCCGGTGGGTGAGGCCGTCAATCACCGCCTTGGGCAGTTCCCGCGCCTCGTTGACCCACGCACCGGTGAGCTCGAGCGACAGCAGCTTTCTCACGTCCTTGGGCTGATCAAGAGCCAGGAAGATCACCTCCATGTCCAGGCCGGGCGCACCGTCGCGCTCAGGCAGGCGGATGTGGTGGGTGATGGGCGGCGTCCACAGCATCGGCCCGAAAGTCGACTCTGGGAACAGATCCAGCCAGGTCTTGATGGTGGTGGTCTTCAGCATGGGGTAGCTGTTCCTGACCACCGCCCAGCGGCTGTACCGGATGTTGTCGATGGGGCTGGGCTTTTGCTGCACAGCCTTAATAAAGATCTTGCCGCAGCAGCCGTATGACTTGCCCGAGCCCACCGGCCCCATGATGCCCTGCACGAAGGCATTGGAGCGGATGAAGTCGTAGATCACCGGGCTGGTGCTGAAGTCCAGGTTCAAGCCAGTGGCCGGCATGGCCTTGCTGCTCTGTTCTTTGGTCTTGGCCATCACTGCTCTCCAGGTGGTGCCATCACATTCACGTCAATCACGCTGGGCTTGTCGTTCCCGTCGTCCGGGTTGTCCAGCAGGCCAGACGCCTTGGCCAACAGACGCAGCACGCCGACCTTGTCGTAGAGCTCGATGTCCAAGGTGCGGGTAATCTGCCCGTCCTTGTCCTTCCTCTCGTTGACCTTGATCGACTTGATCGCCTGCAGCGCATGCTCCGGGATCTCCGAGGACGGCTTGACGCGCACGTTGCCCTCCTCATCCCAGGTCATGATGTCCGTGAGCTTCGTGTTGGCCATGCACAGCAACGCATAGGCAATCGCCTCGCGGTTCTGCACGATGGTCTCCGAGCGCTCCAGACGGCGCTCAATCGAGCGCACGCCACCCCAGTTCTTCAGGCTGGGGACTTGCTCACTGATGCGGGACTTGGTGCGTGCCATCAGAACGGGATGTCGTCATCAGCATCGGGCTGGTAGCCGTTGCCCTTGGCCTGGTTGTGCGCGTCCAGCGGCGGCACAGCAGCCTGCCGGGCAGCACCCTGCACCGGCTCGCCAATCTGGCACGACAGCCATTTCTCACCGGCACCAGTCGCCTTGCTCCACGCCTTGAACCAGTGAACCGTCCCATCAGGCAACATGATCTTGCCCGTCAGATCCGGGTCTTTCCTGTCAGGCCTCTTGTCCTTGTTGCGAAACAGCGAACCACTGCTCGGTCTCATCTCGTATGCCATCTTCATTTCCTTTCAAAAGTCATTGTCAACGAAAAAGGGGTCAGACCTTGTTCTCGTCCAGGCGGTGGTCACCGCACCAGTCGGTCATGTAGACCACTGGGTAGCCACCCATTGTTGGGGCATGACGGCGGCAGCGGCCAACCTCATGCTGGCCAGGGTGAGACAGGTGATTGGTCGGCTCCTTTTTGACGAACCAAATACATGTCTTGCAGCGCATACCAGATGAGCGATGCACCCAAGGGTCAACCGCTTGCTTCGCCTGCTGCGCCATCTTGGCGTTGTGAGCCTTCAACTCGGCCTCGCTGACCTCTCGGTACAGACCAGGTTGTTCGCGTTCAATCATGGTTCAGTCCTTTCAAGGAAAAAGTGGGAAAAAATTGAGTAGGGCCCCCACCGGTACAGGCCGGGCCCGGGGGGGCAAAGGGTGCCTCTCGCGCTGGCGCTCCTGGGCGCGATACCGGGCGCGTTGACGGGCGCGTTGGCAGCAGCCCGGCTCCCTGGCAGCAGGACACGGCCAGCCTGTACAGAACCCATACGTTCGTTTGGTTTCCAGGACAGACCGCATAGGAGCCCGTAGGAGCGCTTGGAATGGCTGGTGGCTACCCTTGCCTAGGCCAACCCCTGATCGCACGCTGTAGGCCCGTCCTGGTGCCTTGCTGAGCCTGTCGATCACAGCCGCACCTTGTGCAGTTCACGGATGCTGTCGGCCAGGACTCGGCTGGTCGGCGTCAGTCCCTCGGCGTGGAACAGCGGCAGCAGGTGTCCGAGCGCGTCTTCGATCTGTTCTGGCGTCATTCGGCTTTCGATCAGCGAATCGAAATCAGAGACTTCGAGATTTCCCAGAACAGAATTACTTTTAAAAGACTTCTTATCTTCAACTCCTTTAGATTGTCTTAAAGGTGTTCTTTCGGTGTTCTGGGACACTCCTGAGTGTCCTATTGGTTGCCTATGGAGGCCTTCATTGGACACTTCTGGACTGGCCTCATTGGACACTGCTGGATGTCCAATGGACTGATCCCGATCCACAGCCTTGTCCACAGGTTTCTGGCGCTTGGCCTTGGTCTGCTGGATCTGTTCGTGCATCAGTTGGACGGTTCTGGTCTGTCCGGTTTTGGGCAT